CCACTACTCGCCTGTTTTTCACACTCACATGAGTGTGAAAAACAGGAAGTGGCAATGCAAGACGACGGCCCAATAACAGCCTGCGGCGCACCTTGTGCGCCTAAGCACATCGGATAGGTTAAACATGGCGAAGAACCTGAAACTCTCGAACGCCGCGGCCAACGCGGCCTTGGATGCGCTCTGCGCGCTGCTGAACGGCGGCACGCTGAAGTTGTACACCGGCACGCAGCCGGCCACGCCGAACACGGCGCTCACCGACCAGGTGCTCCTGGCGACGCTGACCTTCGGCGCGCCGGCGTTCGGCGCCGCGGTGGATGGTGTGGCGACGGCGAACGCCATCACGAAGGACAGCGACGCGGACTTCACGGGCGCCGCCACCTGGTTCCGGGCGGCCAGCAGTGCGGGCGCGGCCGAGGTCGATGGCAGTGTCGGGACGTCGGGGTGCGACGTCAACATGGCCACCGTGTCGGTCGTCCAGCACGCGGAGATCTCCATCACGTCGATGCAGATCACGATGCCGAAGAGTGCCTGACGTGACCGAGGCCGACTACCTCCCGTTCGTGCGCCGGGTCGCCTATCCGTACTTGCGGATGAACCACGGCGCCGATCGGGAGGATGTCATCGCCGCGGGGTGCCTCGGCCTGGCGCGAGGCCTCCGGCGGTTCGATCCGGACCGGGGCGTGCAGCTGCAGAGCTTCGCGCAGCATCACGTCCTGGGGGCGATCCGGGACCACCTGCGCGAGACGGACATCCTGGCACCGGCGGATCGGCGGCACGTGCGCGGGGGCGCGGTCTCCGCGCCGATGCTGGTCTACGCCGATCAGGCGGGCGGCCTCGACTGGATCGAGGCGGCGCCGCTGGGCCGGCACACGCTGGCCAGCGGGCGCCTGGTGCCGTTGCGTCGCCTGGACAATTCGATGGTGACGACGCTCTATATCGCGGAACTCCTACAGGCGGTCCCGCCGTCGGATCGGGCCTTGCTCCAGGCCGCATACTGGGACGGCCATCGGTCGACCGCGTGCCCACGGGTCCGGGCCGCCGTCGCCCGGGTCATGGAGCACGCGATGCCTACGCCTCAACTCTGCCCCGTCTGCGGTCTTACCATCCTTCGACATGGCCGGTCGCTTCGGCGCTGGCAGGCGGCCACGACCTGCAGCCGATCGTGTCGGAACGTCCATCAGAATCGAACGAACGCGGCGCGCCAGGCCCGCCGCACGGAGGCCGCCCGGCTGCGGCACTCGGGCGCCAGCTATCGGGCGATCGCACAGGCCCTGGGCACCGACGTCGGGAACGCCCATCGGCTGGTGCGCGCCGCTGACCCGGCCCGACCCCGGATGGCTGGTATCTGGCGTCGGCTGCGGGCCCTCGCCCGTCATCCTGAGGCGGCCCAGCATGCGTGCGTCATCTGCGAGCGGGTGTTCGTGCGCCGTCCGAAACACAGCGACGCCCAGTGGCGCCAACTGATGACGTGCGGTGAGCGGAGCTGCGCCGCCTCGTGGCGGTGGTTTCAACGTCGAATCACGGGCGCGCGCCGCGTGCCGTAAGAGGAGAACTTCATGATTGGCGACTGGATGTTCACCCGCGCGAAGGAAGCGCTCCTGAATGGCTCGCTGGGCGCCCTCACGGCCGGCACCTACAAGGTGATGCTCCTCAACAGCGACTACGTCGGTCCGCTGACCGCGCAGTACGTCTCTGAGATCGTCGCCCACGAGATCACCGCGGCGGGCTACGCGCGCCAGACGCTCACCGGCCGCAGCCTCACTCGTGACGACACCAACTTCGTGGAGACCCTGGACGCGAACGACGTCACGTTTGCCGGTCTCGCGTCGGGGCAGACCATCCGCGCGGCCGTGGCCTATAAGTTCGGGACGAACGACGCGGACAGCCTCCTGGTCTTCAACTACGACATGGGGGACCTGGCCAGCGGTGGGGATTTCCCCGTCGTGTGGGCGCCGCTAGGCAACGGCGGGCTGATGCGGATCTGACCTCGTGGCAGACGCCCATGCGATCCAGCTCGGCGCGGTGTCCCCGCTCGGCGACCCATCCCTGGGGTGGGTCGAGGTCCTGATTCCGAAGGTCATCCGCTGTCTTGCCATCGAGGGCTTGGGCTTCCCCGAGATCCCAGCGCCGGTCCGCTGTCTGCCGATTACGCTGTCGCCGCCGGCGGCCGTGGGACTGCTGCGTGAAGGGCGCAACGCGCCCACGCATCCCGCGCCCGTCCCGTCGACCATCCACTGCCGGGGCATCGCCGTCACGGCACTCTCGCCGGCGCCCAGGCGATGCCGCAGTCTCTCGCTCTACAGCGAGGCCCGCCCCGTCGTGGCGTCGTTGCCCTCCACCTGGCGCACGGCGGCCTACGCTGACGCCGTCGCAGAATCGAGGCTGGCGGGCTACTGGCCGCTACTGAGCGGCGACACGCCGGGCGTCGTCGGCTCGGGCGTGCCCTTCGGCGTGGGGCCGCTGCCTCCGCTCACCGTGGCGACGATCGAGGTGTGGGCCAAGCGGGAGGCCGGCGCGACGGACCCCTGGCTCGCCTTTGGCGTCGCGCCCGTGCATGGGGACACCGGGCGGCCGTTCGCCGGCGACGTCGGCGCCGAGGCCGGCCTGCCGGTCTACCTGGCCGCGGACGCGATCGGCACAGACCTGCTCATCGCCGACGGCGCCTGGCATCAGTACGTCGCGATCGTCGACTCGCCGGCGCGGACGATCGCCCTGTACCGAGATGGGACGTTCGTGCGGACCGACACGCTGACCGTGAACCTCAGCCAGCCCCCGGCGAACCACTGGGGCGCCTGGGGAGATCCGGGCGGCTGGTACGTCTACGCCAGCGGGTCGCTCGCCTACGTGGCGCTCTACGACGCCGCCCTGACGCCCTGGCGCATCGCCTGGCACCACGCGCTGCTGCACGTCGGAGGCACGTCGGCCCTAGCGCTTTCATCCGCGCAGCTCTCCGCGATCGGGCATCTCCTCATCGCCGGCGCGGGCGCCTGGATGATGCCGCCGCCGAACGGTGCCGCCGTCGCGGTCGAAGCCATGCTCGGATCCGGCGCCTGGTCACTCCTGGCGGCGCAGCTCGACGCGGCCGCGGCCGAGCTCCTGGCCGGGACCGGAGCGGTCGATCTTTCTCCTGCGACGCTCGAGGCGATCGCGGCGGAGCTGCTCGCGGGATCTGGAGGCTGGACGCTGCCCGCCTCGAGGCTAGACGCCACGGCGGTGGAAGCGCTCATCGGCACGGCGGCCTTCCAGCTCTTCTGCGCGCGTCTCTGGGCTATCACCTGGCCGCTACCTGAACTCCTCACCCTGGACGACGTGACCCTGACGACGCCGACGCTCGAGCGTGCCGCACTCACCATCCCGGCGCTCGCCGGCGTGACGCTCACGAAGCCCGCCCTCATCGACGACGGACTGGCCTTTCCGGTACTGGCCGATGCAACCCTGACGACGCCGGCGCTCGCCGGCGCCGCGCTCATTCCTCTCGAGAGGTAGACACCCATGCTGACGCTGACGACCATCAACGAGGGGACGAGCGGCCGATTCCGAGGCACGCTCACGGACGAGGACGGCGCGCCCGTCAACGGCGCCACGATCACGCGGCTGCTGATCTCGCTCGTGGAGGCCAGCGCGAATGCCGTGGTCAATGCCTGGGATCGCGTGCTGGTCTGGGAGAACGGGGCCGCCGTCGGAGTCGGGGTCGGACGGGTGACGATCACCGAGGCCGGCGTGCTCACGCTCACCCTGACGCCGGCGGACATGGCGATGCTGCGGGCGGTCCCTCAGGAGCGGCACCTGATCGTGCTGCAGTTCACCTGGCCCAGCCACGGGCTGACGCACACGGCCCCCTTCAATGTCGCCCAGGTGCCGATGGTGCCGTAGCAGCTCTCGCGGTCCGGGTCGGGCGCTGGGACGCAGGGGCCTCCTGCGTGCTCGATCCGGACCGTCACGCTACCTGACCCCCGAGAGACCCGTGCCAACCCCTGGTGCCGACCCCTTGTGGCCGCTGTTGGCGAAAGCTGGCCGCTATTGGCCGCTATTGGCACAGTAAGTGACGACCGGGTCGAGGGCCAAGAACTGGCGAAAGTGGCCTATTTGTTCGAGGAAAACGCGGCGAAGGTGTGGCGGAAGCGCCTGGGAGTCGAACCGAAGGACGACGTTCAGATGGTCGGACTTATCTGAGTGATTTGGCGTTGTTTCGCCTCGTGCCAACCTTCTGCACCAACCCCTTTCGTCAGCGCGGGGTTTTCAGGCTCAGCTCGCCTTGCGCGTGGCCCGCCTTGAGGACTTCGGCGCCTTCGCGGCCATGTGTGCCCCCCAACCCAGTCGGCCCTCCAGGAGGCGGCTGGCGGCCTCCATCCGGCTGGAGAGCACGGGCACGTAGAACTTGCGCGTCGTCGCGATCCGCTTGTGCCCCATGTGCGCCTGGATGTCCGCCAGGTCGACCCCGGCCTCCGACAGGCTGATGCCGACCGTGTGCCGGAGGTTGTAGGGCCGGACCGCTTTCGGCCAGCCGGCTGACCGGAGCACCTTGGCGAAGCTCGAGGTCTCGAACGTGCCCCAGGCCTTGGCCTTTACGAACACGCGCCAGGCGGCCAGCATGTCGTTGTTGAGGTAGACGCCCGGGGACTCACCACCCTTGCCGTCGCGCACCGTCCAGACCCGGCGGACCAGGTCGACGTCGCTGCGCTGCGTCCGCATGACCTCGCTCGGGCGCCGGCCGCAGGCAGCCAGGACCATAAAGCGGGCCCGGGTCTTCGCGTCTCGGATTAGGCCCTTCTTTTCGCGCGCCTCGAGCTGCTTCGCCACGCGGACGACGATGGCGGGGTCCACCGCGATGGGCGGCGTCAGCGATACGCGCGAAGGGGCCGAGCAGGTAGACGGTGAACCAGCGCGTATGGACCTCTACGCGGAGTTGCTGCGCCCTCGGGCCAGGCGCAGCGCTCCAAAATACCCGCCGAGGTCGGCATGGAAGATCGGGCGGTCACTCATTACGCCGCATCGTACGTCTGGCCGGTTTGCATTGTTGGCCGTGTCTAATAAAAGTGGTTGACAGAGAAGACCGGATGTTTCTATACTCCGGTCCGCAATGAAGACCACCCCCTCGGGCGTTGCGTTCGACATCCGGTTGATGGCCGAGGACATGGCTGTCGCCGGGTTGAACAAGGCCGACCTGGCCGACCGTGCCTGTGTCTCAGACATGACGGTCATTCGCTTCCTCCGCGGCGAGCGACAGACCAATCGAACTGCGAAGAAGCTGGCCAAGGGCCTCGGCTATTCCGTTCGCCGCTACCTGATTCGCACACCCCAGGAGGCGGCATGACTTCCGCCACAGCGACTCACCTCCTCGAGCTGCTCGACCACCTCGACAAGCTGAAGGCGTTGCACCGAGCAGGGGAGTCACCCAGCTTCGGCCAGGTCGAGGCGTTGTTCGATCAGGCCGCCGTCGTGCGCGCGTCGCTCCAGGTGGTCGATGGTCCCAGCACGTCGACCACCTGGCCGACGAGCGCCCCGGCCACCACGCACCCCACGTACTGGCCCACGTCCTCCACGTCTGTTGAGAAAGCCGCTCGCCGCCTGGTCGAGCTCGTGGCGGCGTCGCTCGCCGCAGAGGCGGGAGCGTCCCGATGACTGATCCCGTCAACCCCGTCTTCCCGACGTCGATGGTGGCCGAGTGTCCGTATGGGCATCGCTGGCCCGTGACCGTCACCTGGCATCCGACCACGCTGACCATGAACGGCTGGGACAAGAGCGTCCAGGTGCCATCGCCGGCGCCGCGATACTGCGAAGCCTGCTTCCTGCAGGAGCGACGCTGCATGGCGCCCGTGAAGCTGCTGCACGAGACGGCCGCGCATTGGAGCCAGCAGCTTTCGGGGCTGCGCCACATCGCGCTCGATCGATTGAGCGACACACCTCCGTTGTTCCGCGCCTGCTTGCTTGAGGAGCTGCGCGCGGAGTGGCACCTCTCAGCACCCACGATCGCGGACGTCTACGCGCTGCTGCTGACGATCGTCAAGCCACGCATGGCGAAGGCGTCTTGGCGATCAGATCACTCGAAGGAGGACGTATGCGTCGGATGAACTCGACAGCGGCGCAGCTCGCGTGGCGCGTCACCCAGGCCCTCATCGTCAGCCCCGTGCTCGCGGCGGCGATGGCCTCGATTCCGTACCCGGACATCTGCCGGTTCTGCGAGGCGGGCCAGCAGCCCTGGTGGTTCTGCGTCCTGTCCGGGTGCTGGTGGTAGGAGCGGACCATGGCCGCCAATCTCAGACTGCTGACGATCGACGACGCGGCGGAGCGGATCGGTGTGCCGACCGCCACGGTCTACAAACTCGTCAGCAGGCGGCTACTGGCCTCCACTCGACTGCTCGGCGGACGGAACGCGCGTATCTACATCCGCGAGACCGACCTGCTCGAGTACCTCGAGGCGCGACGCCAGGCGCCCGCGTGTGACCCTCCGGCGTCCGTGCGGAGGCCGCCCCTCGTCGACTACGCGATCGCGCCCGCGCAGCGACGCTTCTCGTAGCGGTACACACAACGGGCCGCGTTGCAGCGCGGCCCATGTCAGGCAAGGAAGGATTCAGAGATGCCCGACCCGCAGATGGTAACACAACCCGAACCGGCTGGCGTCATCGCCGATCCCGTCGCCCTGGCGGCGAAGGTGTTGGACTGGCAGCAGCGGGGCTTCCACGTCCTCTCGCCGGCGATGAAGATCTGGGCGTTCGCGCCCGGCTACGGCGTGAACGTCTCGATGGTGCTCATCGACGCCACCATCAACGACGACGGCTTCGGCTCCGACACCTACTTCGACCGCGCGACGATGAAGTCGGACGGCGAGCGGGCGATCAGCGCGCTGGGACTCAAGCGGATTGCCCAGTGTGCCGGCGTCGCCTGGCATCCCGAGCTGACCACGCGCCTGGACGACCGCACGATCCCAAACCTGTGGGAGTACCGCGCAGTCGGGCTGGTGCAGGGCATCGACGGGACATGGATGAGCCTGCACGGCACCAAGGAAGTGGACTTCCGCGACGGCTCCGCGCAGATCGGCGGCTGGACGCCGGATAAGTGGGCGGCCCTGCAGGCCGAGAATCGATCGCTGCCCAAGGACAAGCAGACCTGGTCGATCAACGGCTGGTCGGAGAAGCGCGTGCTGCAGGCGCGCGCACAGGGCCTGCGCCTCGCCGAGACCAAGGCGATGAGCGCGGCGATCCGGCAACTCGGTCTCAAGCACCGCTACACCGTGCAGGAGCTCGCACAGCCGTTCGTGGTCCTGCGCGTGTCGTACGTGCCGGACCTCGCCGATCCGGCGGTGCGCGAAGTCGTGATGCAGCGGGCCCTGGCTGGCACGTCAGCCCTCTACACCACAGCCTCCTTGCCCGCGATGACTCGCCCGCGCCCTGCGCTGGCGGCCGGCGTCGTGGTGGACTTCCCCTCGGCCCAGCCCGAGGCGCCCGCCGCTGTTCCTCCGGCCGCTCAGCCGCTCGCCTTGCCGGCGCCGCAGCCCCAGGCCGTAATCCCCGCTCAGGCCCCCACGCCGGCGGCGGTCTCCCAGCCCGCCCCGGCGCTCGCCCAACCTGCCCCAGCCGTCGTCGACGGCGCGATCGTGGCGAAGCGGTATGTCAAGGCGTGCGTCATCGCCAAGCAGGGCACGAACGCGCAGGGCTCCTGGACTCGGTATGCGATCGCCTTCACCGACGGGCTCGAGACCAGCACGTTCAGCCAGTCGATCGCCCATGCCGCCACGGCCGCGAAGCAAGCGGGCCAGCCCGTCACCATCACGACGGAGAACAAGGGTAAGTACGGCACGGAGCTCACGTCGCTCACGCCGGCGGACGCCCGCCAGCCCGAACTGCCCGTCGGCGCCGGCGAACCCGCGCTGACGGCTAACGATATTCCCTTCTGATGGAGACGACGATGACGACGCATCAGATCGTAGCCATCGGCGACCTGCACCTCCAGGAGGGCAACGCGCGCAATGCCGCACGCCTTCGGGCGTTCGACGACATCATCAAAGCCGGGCTCGCCCTTCCGAATCTGGCGGCGTGGCTGCAGCTTGGGGACGTGTTCCACACGCGGTCAACGGCCGCGGACCGGAACGCCTTCGCGGAACGACTCCTGCGCATGGCCGGCGTGGCGCCAGTGGTCGTTGTGCGCGGGAACCACTGCGTGCCAGGGGACCTCGAGATCTTCGACAAGCTGGCCACCGCGTGGCCGGTGCGCGTGGTAACCACCCCAGAGACGGTCTACGTCGATCTAGCCACAGACGGACGCGCGGCGATTGCCTGTTGCCCGTATCCCTCGAGGGCGGGCCTCATTGCCTCCGGCACCGACGCGAGTACGACGCTTGGCGCCGGCCAGGCGGCGCTCGAATCCATCTTCCGAGGGCTTGGACTTAACCTCGTTGTCGCCGCCGAGAAGGGCTATCTCCCACTCTTCATCGGGCACCTCAATATCGCGGGCGCTCGCGCCAGCTCTGGCCAGCCATCGATCGGGGTGGAACTGGAGGCCGATGGCGCGATGCTCGATCTCCTCGGCGACGTCCCGAAGTTGCTCGGCCACATCCACGCGCCACAAGAAATCGGCGGGGCCCATTACGTTGGGAGCGTCTGCCGAATGGATTTCGGCGAGACAGAGGAGAAGCGGTACATCGTCGTTGAATACGAGGAGGCCGCATGAGCGCCGGGCTGTGTGAATGCGGCTGCGGGACGCCTACTCGCATCTCCCAAGTGACAGACCCACGCAAGGGGGCTATTAGGGGTCAGCCACGACGGTTCGCACGCGGCCATTCTGGGCACAAGTGGTCCTCTCCTGGCCACACCGTCGATCCATCCACGGGTTGTTGGAATTGGAACGGCTACAGGCGCGGTCGCGAAAGACGAGCCGGAGCCAAGCGTCTTCGTGACGGCACCTACAAGTCATCGTATGTCTACTACTACGAACGCGCGCATGGGCCCGTGCCAGCCGGGCTTGTCTTGGACCACACCTGTAAGAATCCGGGCTGTGTGAATCCCGATCACCTTGAGCCCGTCACCACCGCCGTGAACACGCGTCGCGGGGCGGGGACGAAACTGACAGAGTCCGACGTCCTCACAATCCGAGCGTCTCGAGGCTCCGTGTCTCCAGCCGAACTCGCGCGGCAATTCGGCGTCGCACGCTCGACCATCTACGACGTTCTCAACGGCGCCAAGTGGAAAGGGGTTGCAGCATGAAGTACTCACTGCGATCGTTCCCGATTGACTGCGCCCCTCTTTACCACGTTGAAGGCCTGCTCACCCGCGATGCCTTCACCTGGCGCGTGACCGCCGGGTCGGGTGGCAAGGACATCGACGCGCCGGCGACGTGGGCCGGCTGCGAGGTCCGCGTGCGCGCGACGTGCGCGGCGTCCGAGCGCCAGGTGATCGACCTCGCGTTGGTCCGCGCGCCTTTCGCGGAGGCCGCCCGCTGCGATGTGGAGTTGGTGGCTCTCCCGGATCGGGGCCTGCGGGCGCCGGCGGTGGCGATCGCGCGGACCCTCGCCGAGAAGCTGGTGGCGTGGGCCGAGGCGAGTGGGCAGGAACCGCGCGTCTCCGCGCTGGGCCGCCTCGGGCAGCTCGAGCACGCCGATGCCGGGACCATGCTCGCGGCGCTCACGCAGGAACTGACGGCGCTCGAAGCGCCCACGACGACGGATCGTGAGGTGGCGGCATGAGACTCGCCAGCTTCACCGTCAAGGGGATGTTGCGGTTCGGCGACCCGGTCACCGTGGATCTCCGCGACCTGCCGCCCGGACTGATCGCGATCGTGGGCGCCAATGGCGAGGGCAAGAGCACGATCATCGAGTCACCCCTGGCCGCCCTGTACCGCACGTTCCCCAGCCGATCCGACCGCGAGCTGGTCGACTACGCCACGGGGCGCGACAGTTTCATTGACGCGGCGTTCGACCTCGAGGGGCGCGGGACATTCCGTGCGCGCGTCAACCTGGACGGCGTGCGCCGGACCTCGGAGGCCGTGCTCACGCAGACCACGGACGCCGGCGAGGTGCCGCTCACCGACGGGAAAGTCTCGACCTTCGACGCGGCGGTGGCGCGGACGTTCCCGCCGCAGGCGCTCATGCTGGCGTCGGCCTTCTCCGCGCAGAATCGCGCGGGGTCGTTCGCCACGCTCGATCGCAAAGGCCGGAAGACGCTCTTCGCACAACTCCTCGGCCTGGACCACTACGAGACGCTGGCGCAGACGGCGCGTACGGCGGCGGGGCTGGTCGACCAATCCCGGATCCGGGTCCGGGCGACCCGGGACGCGGTTGCGCGCACGGCCAGTGTCGACCAGGAGCCGCAGCTGCTCGCCCGACAGGCGGGTCTCACACGCGAGCACGAGACGGCCCGCCAAGCCGCCACGCAGGCCGACGTCGTGATCGACCAGACCGAGACGGCTCTCGCCGGCGCGCGCGCCATGGCCAGCACGCATCAGGCGGCCACGCTGCGCCGCGACACGGCCCGCGTGGACATTCAGCGGGCGGAGCGGGCGATCGCCGACGCGGTCAGCGAGGCCCGCGCTGACGACATGCAGGCGACGCGCGATCGCGAGGGGCTCCAGGCGCAGCTCGCCACCGCGTTGCGTGACCTGGACGCTCGCGTGCAGAACAACCAACTCGTGCTCGGCCAGGCGTCCGCGATTCGGACCGCCGTCGCTGACCTGGCGACGCTGGACTCCAGGCTGACCGAGCTCCGAGCGACGGCGGAGGCCACCGCCGAGGAGATCGTGGCCCTGCAGACGCGGCGGCGTGACGCAGAGTTTCGAGTCCGTGAGGCCGAGCAGGCCGCCAAGGATCTCGCGCGCGTCCGCGAGCAAGCCGGCCTGGTGAACACGGTGCCGTGCGCTGGCGCCGGGGCATACGGGGCCTGCAGGTTCCTCATCACAGCGCGTCAGGCCGTCACGCAGATCCCGGCACTGGAGACCGTGGCGGCGAGAGTGCCCGCGTTGAAGATGGACGCCGACCAGATTCATGAGGCGGAAGTCCTCGCGAATGCGGCGCTCACGCAGACGCGGACACGCATCGGCGAGGCCGAGACGCAGCGCGTCGCGTTGGCCGCGGTCGCGAAGTTGGCTGAACCGCTGGCCGTCGCCGAGGCCCGGCTGACCGAACTGGCCCGCCAGCGAGAGACCGCCCAGGCCGAGCACGCGGCACGCCTGCAAGAGGTCGATGGCCGGCTCGCGGCGCGCATGGCGGCCCTGGCCGACGCGAAGACGAAGGCCGACGCGGCGCTCCTGCAGGCCCGTGAGGCGCACACGGCGGCCGAGGCCGCCTGTACAGCCACGGCGCAGGCGGCGGCCCACGTAGCGGACCTCACGGCGCAGCTCGCGCGTCTCCGGAGCGCCCGGGACGCCGGCACGGCCACGCTGGCGCGCCTCGAGGCGGAGGCCGGCGACCTGGCTCGTCGTCTCACCCGGATCGCGGAGGCGCGCGTGGAGCTGGCCGGCCTCGAGGCGACCCTCATCACGCTCGACACGGCCTGGCTCGACTGGACCTGGCTGGCGAAGGCGCTGGGGCGCGATGGCCTCCCGGTCCTCGAGATCGACGCGGCGGGCCCCACCGTCAGCCGGCTGACCAACCAACTCCTCGAGGCCTCGTTCGGCTCACGGTTCACCGTGGACCTGGTCACGCAGGAAGCCACGGCGTCCGGCAAGGGAATGAAGGAGGCCTTCGAGCTCAAGGTGGCCGACGGCGCTCGAGGCGGAGACGCGCGCGACCTGAGCGACCTGTCCGGTGGGGAACAGGTGATCGTCGAAGAGGCGCTGAAGAACGCGCTCGCCATCTTCTCGAACTCGCGCAGCCAGACGCCCGTGCGGACGGCATGGCGCGACGAAACCACAGGCGCCCTCGACGGCGAAAACGCCTCACGCTACCTCTCGATGCTCCGCAAGGTGCGCGAGATTGGCGGCTTCCATCACATCCTTTTCGTCAGCCACAACCGCGACGCCGCGAGGTTGGCCGACGCCCAGATTGTCGTTCATGACGGGCAGGCGGATCTCGTGCTGCCCCCGTATCAGGAGGCGGCATGAACCTGATGGCTCGCCTTGAATCATGGCGCCGCTGGATGTTCCCGTCGGCGACACCCCGCGTGCGGCGCCACTACCCGCGCGGGACGTGCGCCCGCTGCGGCGTGACCAACCCGGCGCTGACCAGCAAAGGCCCGTGGCCGCACCACTGCGATCCCAACCGGACCCTCGTTTCGACGAAAGAGAGCAACCCTTCATGACACCCACGACAGAGGCCCCTGTGCGTGAGCTGCCGATCAGCGCGCTGAAGATCTCGGCGCTGAACCCCCGCCGCGGGGACGACCTGACCAACTTGGCCGAGCTGCAGGCGAGCATCCTGCAGCACGGCATTCTGACGCCCCTGCTCGTGCGCCCGTGCGCCGTGCCAGGGAAGTCCAGCATCACGCATGAAGTGGTGGCTGGCCAGCGGCGCCTGCGCGCCGCCGAAGCCGCGGGGCTCGTGACGGTGCCCGTCGTCGTGCACGACCTCACTGACGATCAGGCCCGCGAAGCCAGCATCGTCGAGAACCTGCAGCGCGAGAATCTGCGCCCGCTCGAGGAGGCGGCCGGCTTCCGCTCACTCCTGGACTTCGCCAAGGGGCGCCACACGCCGGCGTCGGTGGCCGCCACGCTGGGCAAGGACGCCCGATACGTGTGGGACCGGCTCAAGCTGCTCGACCTGGTCCCGGACGCGAAGCATCTCCTCGAGGACGGCCGCCTGCCTCTGCCGCACGCCATCCTGCTCGCGAAGCTGACACCCGACCAGCAGAAGAAAGCCATCGACCCGACCGAGCGCCAGGGGCTGTTCGAGGGCGAGGACTCACTCTTCGATGTCCGCGAAGCCGGTCGCAAACCCGGGAAGTGGGACGACGTGAAGCCCGTGTCCGTGCGGGAATTCCAGAACTACATCGCCACGCATGTCCGCTTCAACGTCGCGCACGCCGCGGCCGCGGCGCCCCTGGACTTCGGTCCCACGGCCGAGCGCGTCGAAGCCGCCAAGGCCCAGCCGGGCCGGGGCAAGAAGGTGATCAGCATCACGCACGACACGTACGTGCAGCCGTCCGCCAAGGACGCGGAAGGTGAGCGCACCTTTTGCGCGTCATCCTGGAAGCGCGCCGACGGGCAGGAGAAGAGCAAACCGTGCGAGCACGCGGTACTGGGCGTCGTCGTGGTGGGACCCGGCTACGGCGAGGCCTTCCAGGTCTGCGTCCACAAGGACTGCGACGTGCATTGGAAGGCCGAGCGCCTGGCGCGGGAAAAACAGCAGGCGCGTTCAGGCAAGCCGGGTGGGACGGCCCGGAGCGAGGACAGCTGGGAGAAGAAGCGGCGCGAGCGCCAGGCCAAGGAAGACGCGGAGCGGAAGGCCTGGGACGCGCTGAAACCGGCGATCGTACCGGCGCTGATAAAGGGGATCGCGGCGCGGAAGGTGACCGCGCTCGCCGACGTCGTGCTCTTGCGCCTTCGGGAGTTCTGCGACGGCAACAACACGTACCACGCCGCGGGCGAACAATTCGGCGCGAGAACAGCCGACGCCGCGCTACGCCACGCCGCGTTCCTCGTGCTCATCGATCAGATGGAGGAGTGGAACGCGCCCCAATCGTTCCCGAAGCTCGCGAAGCAGTACGGCGTCGACGTGGCCGCGATCCGGAAGGCGCAGAAGAGGAGCTCGCCGGCGGCCGCGGGCACGTGTACCTCGTGCGGCTGCACCGAGGACGAAGCGTGCGCGGGCGGCTGCGCCTGGACGGACGAAACCCAGACGCTGTGCACGGCCTGCGCCGGAATGACGACCGCGGCGCCGCCCGCGAAGAAGACGAAGAAAGCGAAGACCACCACGAAGACACGGAGCGAGGCCGCATGAGCGCCGGAGGCTGCCTGTTCGCGTTTCTCGCCATCGTCGGGGCCGTGGCCCTGCTCGTCGTCGGGGCTTTCGTGGTGGCGCTGACGGCGCTGCGCTGGGACCTCGACATGGACCCGGACGGCTTCTCGTCCGACGACAACGACTGGTAGGCCGAAGATGCTGACCACTCTACAGACTGTTCGCTGGCTCGTGTTCCTGCTGCACCAGGATTCCTACGTCGTGACCGCTGGCGTCTGCACGCTTGTGGGCTGGTTCCTCGGCGTCACCTCCATCGTGTGCATCTTCTGGCGGCGGCTGACGCGGCCCGGCGTCGAGAAGCGGCTGCGCGGGCAGCTCGCCGACGCGGATGCGCAGGTCGGCAACCTCCTCGCGCAGAACGACCGGCTGGCCGTCCAGAACAGCGAACTTGGACAACTGATCTGGGATCTGAAGCACGCCCCGGCGCGGACGATCTATGCCGGCGCGACCAGCTTTGGCGACGTCGCTTACCCTGCGCCGGGAAGCCTGCGGCCGTCCTTCACGCGCCCGACCTCTGGACGGAAGGGAGCGGCGTAGCCATGAAGGCCCTGACATTGACGCAGCCGTGGGCCACCCTCGTGGCGATCGGGGCGAAGCAAATCGAAACGCGCTCCTGGCACACGTCCTATCGCGGACTCGTGGCCATTCACGCGGCCAAGGGGTTCCCAAAGTCTGCACGGGCCCTCTGTGTAGACGACCCGTTCCGCACAGCGCTTGAACGAGGCGGTGTGGAGTTCAAGGGACAGCCCGTGCGCCACTGGTACCACTCGCCGTATCCGTACCGCATGGTGAGCGAGCTTCCGCTCGGCGCGATCGTGGCGGTGGCGACCCTGGCGGACGTGTTCCGCACGGACGTCTACTGCGTGCCCGGCGAGCGCCGCCAGCAAGAACACGCGTTCGGAGACTTTACGCCCGGGCGCTATGCCTGGCTGTTGGACGATGTGAGGCGGCTCACCGCCCCGATCCAGTGCAAGGGCGCGCTTGGCCTCTGGACCGTCCCGGCCGACATCGAATCCCAGATTCAAGGAGCGGCCTGATGCACGCCGGACGCAACAGTGACAACGGCCTCTCGCCCCTACGGGGCCACCTCAGCGATCCGGCGCTCACGGACGCCGACCTGGTGCGCGAGCTGCGCCACCGCTGGCGCTGCAGCTGCGGCCACGTCGAGATCGCCACCGACCCGGCAAGCCTGCGCCGGCAGGCGCTCGCGCACCACGCGGACAAGCACGCACGGAGGGTGGCGTAGCCGTGCCGTACCTCGAAACCGGCCGCCTCCCGTACCAGACCGACGAATCCGATCGCGCGGGGAACACCTCACGCGCCGGCGCGGAGGCCATCGCCCCCTACGCGGGCAATCTCTGCGCACGTTACGCGGAGCTGCTCGCGCGCCACGAGTTTTCCGGACTCACCGACGAAGAGGCCGCCGACCTGCTCAGTCAGGGCGGCCCGCGCATCGAGCGCACCACCGTCATTGCGCGGCGCCACGAACTCGCGGACCAGGTGGAGTGCATCGGCCAGCGGAAGGGCCCTCACGGCGTGAACCAGAAGGTCTATCGACTCGCGCACGATGCGCGACAAGGAGCAGCGTAGATGGCCCGCGAGAAGGCACAGGAGAAGCCTCCGGCGTTCCAGTTCTACCCGCGCGACTTCGTGGGGGATCTCGACGTGGCCGCCATGACGCTGGAGCAAGCCGGCGCGTACGCGGTCTTGCTGTCGTATGCGTGGCTGAAGAACGGGCTGCCCAACGACATGCCGAAGCTCGCCCGGGCGCTCCACGTCTCCGGGAAGCGGTTCGACGCCATCTGGCAGGCGATCGGCGAGAAGTTCCCCCTCGCTGAGGACGGGCGACTCCGGAACCCACGGCAGGAGCGAGAGCGCGCGGGCCAGGCCGGTTGGCACGACATCAGCGTGGCCGGAGGCAAGGCCAGCGCGGAGGCCAGAAAGGCGGCGTTCGGTTCAGCCGCCCCGCGAACCAATCGTGAACCGCAACGCGAACCAACGCACGAACCGACCGTGAACCAGCCGGTTCGTATTGCGCTCCAACCGATCGCGAACACTGCATCTGCTCCTTCTTCTGCATTAGAAGATCCCCCTACCCCCACGCCCGATTCCGACCCGTTCAACCGGCCCTTGCCAGCCGCTGCTGAATCGGCGGCCTGGCTGCTGGAGCAGTTCCCGCGCTGGTACGCCGAGCTGCGCCACGGAGCCTTGGCGCCGCACATGGGCCCCCTCGACTTCAGCATCGCCGAATCGCTCTGCACGGACTGGCCCGATCGGAAGCATCTGGAAGCCATGATCCGGTTCTACCTCACGGCCGAGAACTTGCCGGCGGCCCACGCGAATCGCAGCTTGCGGATCTTCGCGCAGTCCTACGCGCACGGGGCCGACGCCGCCGTGCGCCGGAGCGCCGCATGAGCCTCGCCACGCCCCTCGCCGTCGACTTGGACACCGAGCGCGCCGTGCTGGGCCAGATCCTGACCTGGCCGAACGCCTGGACGTGGTACGCGGCGGCCGGGCTGACGCAGCTCGACTTCTGGCGGGCGGCGCATGCCCTCGTGTTCCAGGCGGCGGCCGAAGTGGCGGAGGACGGCGAGGAGGTCGGGTATCCGGCCGTGACGCGCCGGCTGCGCGATCGGGAGCGGATCGACCAGGTCGGCGTCGGCTACCTGAGCGAGCTGCTGGCCGGCGTGCCGCAACCCTCTGCGCGGTCCGCGGCCGATTGCGTCGGCCGGCTGCAGCGGCTCGCTCTGACGCGCCTGGCGGCGGGCGCGGCGCGGGACCTGGCCGGCGCCTGTGACGAGGCGCGCGACGGCCTCGAGCCGGAGGAAATCGCCGGGCATCTCTCGCGCATCGACCGCGTCTCGCGGCGGGACACGGCCACGGCCGGGTCCGACGCGGAGGGGCAGCTCCAAGCGCTCGCGGATGAACGGGAACGCGAACGACAGCAGGCCGTGGGGCTGGGCCTCCCCATGCTGGACGAGACGCTGGGCGGGCTGCGGCCCGGGGACGTGTGCGGGGTGATGGCGCGCACGGGCGTGGGCAAGACGCTGCTCGCGTGCCACGTCGCGCGGTCGCTCGCGCAGGCCGGCGCCGGGCAGGTGTTCATCAGCCTGGAAATGCCGCTGGCGGAGATCGTGGCGCGCCTCGCGCGTGCCGAGTTCGGGTTCGATCGCTACCGGCTGCTGCGCGCGCTCGAGACGGGGACGTTCGACCGCGACACCTACCGGACACGGTTCGCGCGGCTGCACATCTTCGACGAGCCGTCGCTCTCCCTGGCGCGCATCACGTCCCTGGTGGCCTTCGTGCAGCGTCAGCAGCCGGTGTCGCTCGTCACCATCGACTACCTCGGACTCATCGGCGGCGATCGGTCGTCGTCGACGTACGAGCGCGTGTCGCAGCAAGCCCGCGACCTGAAGGACATGGCGAAACGGCTGCACGTGGCCGTGCTCGTGCTCATCCAGGTCTCGCGGGCGGGCGGCGCGGACGGCAGCGAAGAGCTGGGCATTACCGCCGTGCGGGACAGCGGCGTGATTGAGGAAGCCCTGGACTACCTGGTGGCGCTGCGTCGCGTGGACCGCAGCAAGTCGCTGTCGGACGAGGTGAAGCAGCGGTACACGGACGTGCTCTGGGCGTCGGTCATCAAGAACCGGCACGGGCACCTGACCCGGCGCGAAGTAGCGGTCCGGGTGAACGCGACGTCGCTGGCGCTCCACGAAGACCAGGGCCTCGTACTCGATACGGCGGCGGTACAGATGGCGCGCCGGCCCTCCGGCCAAGGCGCGATGCGGTTCTAGGGGAGACGACACGATGGACCACGCGACCTTGGCGGCGCTGCGGGACGCACGGGACACGCTGCGCGCGGAACGGTGCGGGTTGGAGGCGATCTTGCGGGACGCAGACAAGCAACCCGTCGCCAAGCTGCGGCTGGCGGAAGCCCGCGTGATTGTCGCGCTGGCGCAGCTCGAGGAAATCGCGGCGTTGGCGCGCGTGAACGAACGCGAGAGGAGGGCGTCATGAATGACCCAGGTGCCTTCGTCGCAGGATTGCTCGGACTGGCGATGTCGGAAGAGGGACCGGTCCCAGTGCGAAACGCCCCGCGCAAGCGGAGGCCGAACGGAAGACGCCGTCACCAGAAGGTCCGTCGCCGTGACGCCATCGCCTTCGAAAGCCGTCGGAGAAATCGACGATGACGCCCCTCCGCGCTCGGTACGCCCGTGGCAAGCAGATCGCGCGCTGCTTCTTCGGCGCCCATGAGTACGCGACGCACCGCCAGGACGCGCTGGACGCCACGGCCGGCATGCCGGCGCAGCCCGGCATCCTGCAGCAGCGGTGCCTCCACTGTGGCCACCTGACCGAAGGCTGGCTCGCGGAGGGCCCGCGCTACCGCCAGACGCATCCAGGCGATCCCGCGAAGCTCGTGCTGCACAACCCGCGGTTGAAGCAATGCGACTGCCGCGACTGTCGCAAGGCGCGGGTCGCCGACGCTCGGGCGGCCCGACGGGCGGGGCGCGATCGCGTGACGACGATCCGGAGGCCCGCATGATCGCCGCGCCTGACTCGCCGGAATGGGGCATCGCTCTGGCCGCGCTCGCGGTGGTCGTGCTGATCCGCCTGTGGCCGGCGCGGAGGTGCGAATGAGCGCGCGCCGCCAGCCCGAGAAGTTCGAGCAGCGGGCCATTGTGCGATTGCTCACAACGCTGGGGTTCGAAGTGTACGTGCTCGGAACGCATCGCCCGAGCGGGGATCATCAGGGCACCTGCCAGACCAAGGGCTTGCCTGACCTCCTGGCGTTCTTCCCACGCGGCCTCGGCCTGCTGGCGATCGAAGTGAAGGCTCCCGGCGGGGCGCTTCGCCCGGAGCAGCGGGTGTTCCGCGATCGCTGCCTGGCCTGCGAGGCGCCCTACAAAGTGCACCACGTCGTGGGCGGCCAGAACGCCGTCATCGCCTACCTGGTCAGCATGGGCACGCTCCGCGCGGACCAGGTCCCGCTCTACCGCCTCGCGCCGGGCGAGGTCCCGGTTCACAGCATTCCGACATCATCTGAAGGAGAACGAGCACATGGCCATGCGCATTCTGATCAAGGCGAAGCCTGAACAGTTGGAGTGTCACCTCACCAGCGACGAGTTCATCGACCGGGCGAACGCCCTGGGGCTCTGCTGCCAGGACATCGAACGGGAGGACGACCGCCAAGCCCAGATCAAGGCCGACATGAAGGCGCAGCTCGCCAAGCTCGAGGCCGAGCGGTCCCGCCTCACGCTCGTCGTCACCCGGAAGGCCGAGCCTCGCGACGTCAAGGTGACCCTCTACGCGGATGACAACACGGGAGAGGCCATCACGATTCGGGAAGATACCGGCGAGATCATCCGCCGGCGGCCCCTGGATTCGAAGGAGCGGCAGTTGCCGCTACCGATGCCTGGCGCTGACGGCGCCGACGGCAAGGGGAAGACGACCGCCGGCGATGCCCCGGCCCCCGCATTGGACCAGGAGAAGAAGCGCGTGGCGGCACGTCGCGATCGGAACGCGCGGAAGCCCAAGGGCCGATGATGAAGACCATCCGCCTGATCCTGCCGAAGACCAACCGCGGCGAGTGCCGGTGCCAGCGATTTCAGACATGGTCCTCGACCAGTTGCGGACAATCGTCCAGGACGGGCAGATTCTCGCCCGCGCCATCCAGGCCCAAGTGGATCAGGTCCAGGTCGGAGTCAATCAAGTTGTCGACCATGGCCGTGTGCTTCGCGCAAAGGCGGCGGCCGATTACCACCGAGAAACCCTGCAGAGGCCCAATCCTCCATCCGTGGAACGACCTGGCCGTGTCGTTCGGTCAGCCACGGGTGGAGGGGCGGGCATGGCGCATTCGCTGCGTGGTTCGGTTGCCTTGGACAGGATGCCTCGCAAGATGCTGACGGCGCTCGCCCAGCATCCGGATGGCCTTACGAAGGCGCAGGTCCTCCTACACACCAGCTATCGCTCCAGCGGACCCGTCTCAAAGGCATTCGCCGACCTGACGCGCGAGGGGTGGGTGGAACCCGATAGCCGCAACGGACTCCGCATCACCCGTTCGGGAGTCGCGGCCTTGGGCGATTACGAGTCGCTCCCACTCGGCACCGCCTTGCGTGCCTACCTCCTCGAGGGTTCGAAGCTCAGCACGATGGAGAAGGCTCTCCTGAGAGCCATCTGTGACGCGTACCCCTCACCTCTGGCGAAGGGCGAAGTGCTCACGCGGGTCGGATACGCGTCGAGTGGCCCGGTATCGAAAGCGTTCGCACGTCTCGTGCGGTATGGGTATGTCGCCTCGGCGGGACGTTCGGAACTGCGGGCCAGCGATGACTTGTTCAAGCGCGGGGGACCCTGTGACGTGTGGCCCCAGAGCGGGCAAACGGACCGCAAGTTCTGCGTAGATTCTACGTGGCTCTAAGGGCCATTGGCCATTGAGGTCGGTCGGCGGGCCGGCGCCGAGGCGGTCGGAGGACGGCGATTCAGAAGCGGACGATCCAGTCGACGGTCAAGTTGGTGACACGCCGGGAGCTCGCACGGCGCCTTCCCTGCGATCCGCGCACCGTCGCGAGGTGGCAAGAAGAAGGCCTGCCGGTCGCCAAACGCGGCCGCGGTGGCCGGCCATCACTGTATGACGAAGCTGCGGTGCGCGCGTGGCTGACAACACGAGAAGAGACCGCTCGTCAGCAGGCGCCAGACTTCACGGCATCGCGCGCGCGCAAGGAACTGGCCCAAGCGATCGAAGCGGAACAGCGGGTCGCCATCAGAGCCAGCAAGCTGATTCCGATCGAGGACGTTGACCGCCTTTGGTCCGGCCAGGTCGCCGCCATCCGCGCCCGGTTACTCGCCTGGCCGACCGCGTTGGCCGATCGGATTCACCGCGTGGCCGCACTCGAGGGCGCTGCGGGTGTAGAGCAGCTGCTCCAAGAGATCGTGTATGACGCGCTGCGCGAGCTCGCCGCCGGCGCCGCTCCAACGAGACGCCGACGAACGCGGAAAGCGTCCACGACACGGAAACGGTCTCGAGGCGGCAAGCCAAGGAAGCGGACGTGAATGTCGACACGTTGCCAGCCAGCGATCCCGTCGCCTCCACCGCGCTGCTCGCGCGCGTGCTGGCGCGATTCGCGCCCCCACCCATCCTCGCCGTCTCGCAATTCTCCGATCGGGAGATCGTGGTGACGTCAGGCCCGCTCGCCGGCACGCACTGGCAGACCGATTACGCCCCGTACCAACGCGGCATCCTGGATGCGTTCCATGAACCCGGTGTGCAGACCGTCGTCGTGATGGGCAGCAGTCAGTGGGGGAAGACGGCCTGCGCCGTGAACGTCGTCGCCTATCACATCGCCCACGACCCCTGCACCATTCTCGTCGTCGAACCGACGGTCGATCCGATGGCGAAAGACTTCGCGCGGAACCGGCTCGAGCCCGTGATCGCCGCCAGCGCGATCCTCGCCGGCGTCGTGTCGAAGAAGCGCGCGAAGGATTCCAGCAACACGATTCTCACGAAGACCTTCCGTGGCGGCGCGATTGCGATCGGGGGCGCGAACTCTGCGGCGTCGCTCGCATCCAGGTCCGTCCGTCTCCTGGTGCTGGATGAGATTGATCGCTATCCGCCGGAGCTGCCCGGCGAGGGCAACACCATCGCGATCGCCCTGAAGCGCACCACCTCCTATGGGCGCCGGCGCCGCGTGCTGATGCTGAGCTCGCCGACGATGCGCGACGCCCCGATTCACGCCTGGTTCCAGCGGGGAGACCAGCGGCGGTATCACGTGCCCTGTCCGGCGTGCGGATCCTTGTTCGCGTATCGCTGGGCGCAGGTGAGGTGGACCGACGACGATCCGACGACCGCGAGGATTCACTGCCCGCACTGTGACCACGGGCTCGACGACGTCGAACGCCTGGCCGTGCTCGCGCGAGGCCACTGGGTATCCGAGCAGCCGGACCGACAAGACAAGTCGATCGTCAGCTTCCATCTCTGGGAGGCCTACTCGCCGCTCTCGTCGCTCGTCGCGATCGTCACCGGCTTCCTGCAGGCCCGAGTGGATCAGAAGCGCGGTGATCCCAGCACGATGCACACCTGGGAGAACACCACGCTGGGAGAACCGATCGAGCTCGACCAGGGCGACGGCGTGGAACCCCATGCCCTGCTGATGCGCCGCGAGATCTACGGGTCGGAGATCGACATTCCCGCCGGCGCGTGCTGTCTCACGATGGGCGTCGACGTGCAGGACGATCGCCTCGAGGCGCTGGTGATCGGCTGGGGCCCGGGAGAGGAATCGTGGGTCATCGATCGGATGACGCTGCCTGGGGACACGTCGCAGCCGGCGCCGTGGCAGATGCTCGATGACTTCCTCGACCAGCCCTATCGACACGCGAGCGGCCAGGCGCTGCACATCCAGGCGTCGTGCATCGACTCAGGCGGACACCGGACCACGATGGTCTACGACTACGCCGAGCGCAAGGCCTCGCGCCGAGTGTACGCGATCATCGGGCGCGACGGCCAGCGCCCGCTGGTGTCCTCTCCGTCTCCGCGCCGCTGGGGCCGCCACGAGAGGCAGGTGCCGCTCTACACGATCGGCGTCGACGCCGCGAAGGCGCTCTGGCTCTCACGTCTCGCCCTGGCCGAGAAGGGGCCCGGCCACGTGCACCTGCCGCACGCCGACTGGTGCGATGACGAGTTCGCGGCCCAGCTCACCAGCGAGCGGCTCGTGATGCGCTGGCACAAGGGCGTGCCACAACAGGTGTGGAAGAAGTTCCGGCCGCGCAACGAAGCCCTCGACATGTCCGTCTATGCGCTCGGCGCCTTGCGACTATTGAATCCGCGCCTGGCGGCAATGGCCGCGACGCTCGCCGCGTCGGCGCCCGTCGTCACCACGAGTACTCCGGCGACGTCGCCGGACGCGTCTGCGCCGCGGCCGCCCATCGTGGGTCGCCGCGTCGCCCGAAGCCACTACCTCTCTCGAGGATGAAGGATCCCAAAATGACAGTATCACCTCGCCGCGAGCATCGGTCGCCCATGGATGGACCGTCGTGCTCCGCCTGGAGCACGACGGAACTGGCCGCTTGGATCGGCATGTCGCCTGACTTCGTTCGGCGCGAGATTGAGGAGGGCGAGCTACGTGCCGTCCGCTGCGGTCGGGTGTGGCGAGTCCCTACGCACGAGGTCACTCGCTATCTGGCGAACAAAGGGTTTCCGGTGCCGTCGATCGCCTGTTCCTGACCAGAGTTTCGCCGTTCTCGCCGTTCTCGCCGTTTTCGCACACTACTTTTTGACTTCCCTCTAAACGAACCACACTATGCCGCTCGTGCCAGGTCGCCCCCGCCTGGCAAGTCTGAGCGCAACGCATGGCCTATACCGACTCCGATCTCGCCGCCGTCCGGACCGCCCGCCTGCGAGGCGTGCGCACCGTGCAGCTCGGCGATCGGAGCGTGACGTACAGCTCCGATGCGGAGATGCGCACGCTCGAGCAGGACATCCTGCGCGAACTGGGGCAGACGTCCACCACGCGCCGATCGAAGCAAGTCCACGGCGTGACCACCTCGAAGGGCTACTGACGTGCCGGCTGGCCAGCTCCGCCTCGCGCTCGACGAGACATCGGCCCCGCCGGTGCGTCGGACGCGTGCGGTGGCGTCGACGACCTACGAAGGGGCGTCACTGGCCCGTCGCGCAATGGGGTGGCGCGCGCCCACCGTCTCCCCGAACACGGCCATCCTGTACGGTCTGACCACACTGCGCGATCGATCGCGCGCGGCGACGCGCAACGACGGGTATGCCAAGGGCGCGATCGATCGGCTCGTCACCAACATCATCGGCACGGGCATCAAGCCACTCTCGCAAGCGGATGACGCCCCGTTTCGCAAGCAGGCGCAGGCGCTGTGGCTGCGATGGACGGACGAGAGCGACGCGGATGGTCTACTCGATTGGTATGGCCAGCAAAGCCAGGCCGTGCGCGCGTGGTTGGAGGGCGGCGAGACGTTCGTGCGGCTGCGCCCCCGGCTCCTGTCAGACGGGCTCTCGGTGCCGCTGCAGGTGCAGGTCCTCGAGCCGGAACTCTGTCCCCATACCTACAACACCGTCATGCCGACGGGCAATCGGGTGCGGGCGGGTATCGAGTTCAATCCGATCGGCGGGCGGGTCGCCTACTGGTTCTATCAATCCCGACCTGGCGATCTGCAGGACATCGATCGGTCGCAGCTCCGCCGGGTGCCGGCCGAGGCGGTCGTGCATCTCTACGATCCGCTGCGTCCGGGCCAGCTGCGCGGCGTGCCGCACCTGACGCAGGCGCTCATCCGGTTGCACGAGCTCGACAAGTTTGACGATGCGGTCTTGCTCCGTCAGCAACTCGCCAACCTCTTCGCGGGCTTCGTCGAGCGACCGGCGAGCTCACTGGGCGATCCGGAAGCCATTCTTCCGCTGACGGGGTTGCCCACCGAGAACGATGCCGACGGCCGGCCCATGCTGAGCCTCGAGCCGGGCATCTTCCAGGAACTGGGCCCCGGCGAGAAGGTGGAGTTCTCGAAGCCGCCCGACGCCGGCAGCGGCTATGCGGACTTCTCGCGCCAGCAGCTCTTCCATGTCGCGGCCGCGACGGGTGTGCCGTACGAGACGCTGACGGGCGACATGTCCAAGGTCAACGACCGGACCGTCCGGGTCATCCTGAACGAATTCCGGCGGCGCATCATGGCCTGGCAGCATCAGATTGTCGCGTTTCAGCTGTGTCGACGTGTCTGGTCGGCGTGGCTCGATCGCGCATACCTGTCGGGCGCGCTGACGATGCCGCCCGCGTATCTGACCAACCCCGACCCATGGGCGCGTGCGAAGTGGATCCCGCAGGGCTGGCCGTACCTGCAGCCCGTGCAGGACGTCGAGGCGAAGCGCATGGCCATCCGCGCGGGGCTCACCACGCGCAGCGCGGAAGTCAGCGAAACGGGCGAGGACATCGAAGCGATCGACGCCGAGCAGGCGGCCGACAACAAGCGGGCGGACGACCTCGGCCTGTCCTACGACTCTGACGGCCGCAAGGCCCTGACCGGTGGAGCGTCGCCGTCGCCGAGCGAACCGGCCGAGCCAGAGCCACCGGCATCTCAGAAAGCGTGAGGTTCACTATGACGCCTCGAGCTTGGTACAAGTTTCAAAACCGCGCGGAGGATTCCGCCGTCGTGGACGTCTTCATCCTCGACTACATCGGGGATTGGTTCGACACGTACTACGGCGTCGGCATCTCGGCGAAGACCTTCGTCGACGAGCTGTCCAAACTGCCGGCCAACGTGACCGGCATTCGCGTGCACGTCAACAGCCCGGGCGGCGACGTGTTCGCCGCGGTGACGATCGCCAACGCCCTGCGCGATCAGCGCACCAGCAAGGCCCGCGCCGTCGACGTCGTCATCGAGGGCATCGCGGCCAGCGCCGCCTCGCTCATCATCATGGCCGGCACGACCATTCGCATCAGCGACAACGCGCTGGTGATGGTGCATAACCCCATGACGGCGTTGGCGGGCAACGCGGCCGACCTCCGGAAGACCGCTGAGACGCTCGATGCGATCCGCGACACCATCATCGCCACCTACCAGTGGCACTCCCAGTTGACCGCGGAGGAACTCGGCGCGCTCCTGGACGCGGAGACGTGGATGTCGGCCGACGACGCCATCGCCAACGGCTTCGCGACAGAGAAGGTCGAAGGGCTGCGGGTGGCAGCGTTCCTCGAGCCATCAGTGCTCGCGCGTCTCACCGTGCCGGAGAAGTTCCGCGCCCAGGTGACCGCATTCATCACGCCGCCTCCCGCAGCTCCCCCTGCGACCGCCACCGCGAGCGAAGTCCTCGCGGCCGTCGATGCTGCGGGATTCAGCGCGGCCTTCGCCCGCGAGTTGATCGAGGCGGCCCTGCCGATGCCGGCCGTGACCGCGAAGATCACCGCGGCCACGAATGCCCGGACGGCGGCTGATGCGAGGGCCGCTGAGATCACGGCACTGTGCGCGACGGCGAAGCTGCCCGACCTGGCCTCGGGCTACATCGCCGGCGCGATGCCTGTCGCCGACGTGCGGACGCACCTGACCACCATCACGGCCAAGCTCGATCGCATCGAAATCCACGGCGACCTCGACCCGGACCAGGGCGTGCGGCCCAAGCCGGTCATCAACGTCGCGGCCATCTACGCCGCGCGCAACCAGGCGCAGTAGCGAAGGAGTGACCTTATGAGCACGCAGACTGAAGGGCAGCACGCCGGCGAGTTCCTGCTCGAAGAGCGGGAGGGCAATGGCCGGCCGAGCCGGGAGAGCATCACGGTGCTGTCCGGGCAGAACCTGGCGGCCGGGGCCGTCATCGGACGCGTGACCAAGGGCATCGGCCGCGTGTCGATTCCCACGGCGGTCGGGACCGGCACCGGCGCCGTCAGCAACGTCTTCGCCGGCCCGGAGGTCGAGGTCGGCAACTACGTGCTGGCCTGCATCACGGCCGTGGCCAACGGCGGCGTCTTCTCGCTGACCACGCCGAGCGGACGCGCCCTGCCGAACCTGACGATGACGCCGGGCTCCACCGGGTCGACCCTCTA